ATATGCAGATCGTGCGGATGAACATCCGGGGCGCGCTGCACGTGGGCTATCTACGGCAGAGCAGAAAATCCGACAGGAAAAGATTCTTGCCGGCCAGAAAGAGCATGATGACAAGGTAAGAAATATCAATAACGGCGTAGCTATGTGCGACTCTATTAAGGGGAAACTTCGTGTTCTTAGGTCTATGGTTGGACAGTTTGAAATAGTTTCTCCATCCCCTGAAAATCCTATGGGATTATCCAACGGCGAGCAAGACCGCTGGTCAGATAATGGCGGCGCCAATGCCGCTAACCTGTAGTCAAATCATCACTCTCGCTTTACAGGACGCTCGCAAGAATGCCCCCTTCGCGTCCAGCGGCGGGTTCTCATTGCAGGCCGGCCAGCTCTTTCAAATGATCCTCGACGATCTATGCTATAAGTATGATCTCAAGATCAACATACAGCCGGCGCTAGTTGTTCTTACCGGCATCCCAACCCCGCCTCAGTTCATCGGTCAAACTCCTGGCGTTGGTCCTTACCCGCTGCCGGTAGATTATCTCCGTATGGCGCAAGACGAGGTTGTGTTTGCCTCGGCCGGCGGGTCGCCGCACAAGATGGTCAATGATGATCTTTCGAGTATCGATCTTGTTGGACTCTTACCTACCACGACAAGCTATCCTGAGATTTTTGCAACAGACTTTTCGACGGAGCCTCCGTCGCTTTATGTATGGCCGCCTCCAATTTCAGTTATCAATCTCGATATTCGATATTTCAAGCTTCAAGCAGCAATCACGAGTCCCCAAAGCTCGCTAACCATTCCGTGGTTTGACGATGCAATGTATCTCAAGTCGAGACTTACTGGCGAGCTACTCAAGCCGGGCGCCGCCGCTAAACCGTTCCTTGAGGAATCTCAGTTACTCCTTGGTCAGTATCTTAAGCTTGAAGATGATTCCGAAGGTCGAGCAATCATCATGAAAATGGATGAACGTCAGTTCCCGAGAGGGCGCAACTCAAAGCTACCCCGAACGAAGGGGCAGGATTTCTAGTTATGCTTTATCGCGGCACAATTGCGTTTGATGATCCCGATGAGATTCCTCGTGTTGTAAAATCGCGAGAGACGAAAAATTTGGAAGAGCGAGCGCGGATGAGACGAAACAGGTCTGACTACCCTGAATATTATAGAGAGCTTACTCGTCAATCGATGCGTCGTTTTAGGTTGAGAAAAATGGCTAGGCAGGCTCTTGTCTGATGCCCACAGGAAGCAAACCTATTAAGATCGTTCCAAGCGGGTGTGGAGACGCCTCTCCTGACGACATGCCGCCTGGCATCATGTCGGCACTTACAAATCTTGTACCGGACCCGGCGAATCAGGGAATTTGGGTTCCTCGTCCAGCGGCTTCTGTCTTCACGGCTACACAAGCGGCATTCTCTCCGGGGTTCATCTCGGCGCTGTTCATCACCGGTCAGTATGCCTATGGAATGGTGTCAAGCGCGCTCAATTCCGGCAAGGACCAACCGTTTGCCTATGATCTCATAGGTGGTGCATTCATTTCGATTTCCGGAATAACGTCGGCCAACGTACCGACAAGCCCACTAACGTCTGGTGCTTGGCAACCACCAACCATGGACCAAGTAGGTATCTATATACTTGTTACTCATCCGGGGTTCAACGGCTCTGGAAACGGTTATTTTGGATGGATTAATGTTTCGAATCCTCTCGCTCCAGTATGGGCGTCTGGTAACACGGCAGTGAATCCACTCCCATCTCCAGCGACATTCGTGAAGCAGTTTAACCAGAGAGCATTTTTTGTTGTCGCTCCACTTGGCTTACAGCCGGCTACCTATGCAAGTGATGTGTTAGCTCCGCTTACTGTGACAAATCCTCTCATTTTGACATATGGTGACAACCGGCCCTTAGTTGCTCTAGGCGTGCTTGGGCAGCAAAATATTTTTGGGGGGATCACGCAAGCTCTTTTGATTTTCAAGGATAACAATATTTTTCAACTTACAGGAGATTGGGGGCCGGGCGGTGCTATAGGAACGATTTTGCTTAACTCGCTTAATATAGCTGTTGGGACCATTGCCCCATTGTCTATTGTTCCCACTCCTCGCGGAGTTGCGTTCCTCTCTCAAGACGGATTTAGGATTATAGATTGGAGCATGAAGATTTCAGACCCTTTAGGTCTGGGGGGCGTTGGTGTGGTTGTGCCGTTCACCCAGGCTCTAGTGCCGTCTCGTGTGGTTGCGGCTTGTAATGGTCAAACTATCCGAGCGACGACGCAAAACAATGCAGCTCTCGGCCAGCCGTTTCAAGAATGGGTGTATGATCTTGAGCGCAAAGTCTGGCACGGGCCGCACACCTTCACTGCAAATCAGATTCAGCGTTACGGTAACAGCTATGTGGTTGCTCCGATTGGATTGACAGGTCTGTGGCAGTCAGACATTTTCCCTAGCGTAAGTTCCCAATATACGGAAAATGGAGTTTTGCTTTCATGGTTGTGGGCGTCAGCGTTGATATCAAACGATGGTATGTATGAGAAGGCTATCGTAAATTCTACTATTTATTGCTCTGCCGGCATTGCTCAACAATTTACCATGTCGGCGCAGAGCGCATCAGGAGCATCACTTTCATCCGTTCCGGTATCTCCTCCAGTGACGGCAGGATCACAATGGGGATCGCTGACATGGGGAATCGGGTCATGGGGGTCGGCGATTCAACAAATGTCTCATGCGGTTGTACCTTGGGATCAACCACTTGTGTTTGACAGATTACGATTTACAATGCAGGGGTTTAGTTCGGCTGGAATCGCAATTGGGAAAATGACAATAATAGCCGAAGAGCTGGAATATTTGGCGGTGCTTTCATGAGTTCAAGAAAAGAGATGCATTGGTTTTGGCGTGGCGGTGTTTTTGGTGCGGCATTTGGAATTTCGTTTCTCGTTACCGCCGTTGTTGCCGCTATTATCAATCCGCTTCCTTATATTTTTCAAAATGGAACGACGGCGGACGCGACTCAGGTAAATGCGGATTTATCTCAAATCGTTTCCAATGTTAATTCAAACGCAGTTCCTATAGTTGGAGGGTCTACAGTTCCCACTGGAGCTGTCGTACCGTTCAATTTATCATCCTGTCCATCGGGGTGGTTACCTCTAGATGGTATCTCTGCTACTCCTGACATGAGGGGATATTTTGTTAGGGGTCTTGATACTGGAGGGTCTGTCGATCCTGGTAGAACACTTGCGACCTTGCAACAAGACCAGTTTCAAAATCATGCTCACGGTGTTGCAGGAGGGACTCTTGGTGGGACAAGTGCAGGGACCTCGGGAGGCTCAGGAACGAATACGCCTACCGGAACATCTGGTATCATTGTTGGTGGAGCTAGCTCCGGAAACCCAGGGTCCGAAACTCGTCCGAAGAATGTATCTCTTCTCTATTGTGTAAAGAGCTGATTCGATGCCATCAGGATGGAATCCGATTGATCTTTTCAATGTCAAACCATCGGTTGCGTCGGCCGCCGCAATCGTTGGCGCTCCCCTTTTTGATCCGTTCCAAGTCATAGATGACAGGCCAGCTAATCCTGCCTACTACACGTCTATCGTTTTGTCTGGAATTTTCGGCGCTACTATGCTGCGAGGATACACGGCTCGTAATCGTCGGAGAGCGTGTTTTTCCACTTCTCGTCTCAAGTTGGTATTTGGTAATTGGTGTGCATCCACAAGCGGCACCGGGACGATGGTTCCAGGTCCTAACCCATTCGAGGTCCAAGCATGTTTCCAGCATTTTGGAACATCGATTCTGGATTACACCCCTACTAGAGTTAATGTCACTTGGAACAACGGGCAGAAGTTTGGAACCGTTTTCCCTGGTCAATTGCTTGTTTCCGACCCTTGCCCATTTCAGGTCGAGGCAGGAGAGGCTTATTTTCTGATCTACTCAATCTCGGTTCCTGGCCCGAATTGGAGTTTCGTTCAGGGCCATGGGCAAGCTGGCGGCGCGACGCAAACTCAGTATGCATTGAACAATGGGGACGCTAACCATTCCGAGATAGGAGTTGAGGCTTCTGTCGGATTCTCGGCAACTCCGTTTAACAATGCGACTGGGCCTATGACGATACTAGGGTCCAGCAATATCAAGCAGAGAACGGTCGCATTGATCGGAGACAGCGTGATCGGGGTTAGCAATGATGGAGGAGGAGGAGCGGCCGGGTATGCATGGGGAAGACGCCTCATGATGAATCAGACCGGACTAGCCCTTACATCGTCAGGGTGGACCGGAACGACTCCAAATTTCCCTTTTATAATTTGCGCGAAGGGAGGAGACACCTCGCAAACTTTTGCGTCAGAATTGAATTCTCAGCCTGGTGTTACATTGGCTGAAATGTGCACAACCGTTTTATGGGATTACGGGATCAATGACGTGACGGCGGCTACGGCGCTGTTGCCACTCCAGTCTTACACATTGACCGCAGCGCGTTGGTTTATCGAAAAGGGAATCAAGTTCATTGCGGCAACTCTGACACCATACACGACTACCACGGACAGCTATTCTACTGTTGCAAACCAGACAGTGACGGCGAACGAGGTAGTCCGCACCGGCTATAATACCTGGCTGCGCGACCCTAGCTCAAATGGCTTTGTGGCTATGGCGGCCGGGATTGGCGCACCTGCCTGGCTCCCTAGTACATCCTACGCGACAGTCGGGTATATCGTCCAAAATGGTGCACAGTGTTACCAGGTGATGGCAACGGGCACATCAGGGTCTATAGGTCCGTCCGGGCAGGGTGCCAACATCATCGATGGCACTGTAACGTGGAGAGCAATCGCCAGCCTACCTGGGCTTTCAGATTTCATAGACCCTTGTGTGCCGGTCGAGGTCAACTCTGCCGGGGCTCCTACTTTGAACGGAGGGTTTTACGGTCCCCCTCCCGTTGCATCCGACGCAACAGGGACATTGACTTCGGCGGCTAGCTCGACGGCGTTTGGAGATACCGGGCTTGCCAATACGGAGGCTCAGTACAATGGATACAGCATATCCATGACGACAGGGACTAGGGTTGACAATACTCAGAATTTTCAGCTCTCGTATACTCCGTCAGGCCTGGCATCGAACCTACTTCTTTATCAGGTTTCCCTTTCTGGAACTCCAAGCATTGGTGACCAGTACAAAATTTTTCGCCCTATTGGGTCGAGCGCGGCGCACCTAAGCGGATATGGTTGTATGCTGGTTGCTAATTATCTAAATACTCCATCCATTCTTGCGAAGTTTATCTGACATGGGATACCGACTTCTTCTTGCCGAGAACACCGTCCAAGCAACCAACGTGATCGCTAACACGGTTTCCGCGACAGCGTTTGCTAGCGCGATTCCGGTTTTGCAAAATCTAGATGGGATTGGAAATGCCGCGTCGCCTGGCACAAATGCCGGAAGAATGATCAAGATCAAGTGTCATGGGTATATTTCGTCGCTTGTGACAACGCCGGGGACCCTGACTCTCACTTGGAAATGGGGAGCCGTGACAATCGGTGCAACAGCGGCCATTCAGCTACCGGCCGCCGCCATGGTCAATAATCATTGGGAGTGTGAGTTCATTATCCTGATCGTCGAGGCTTGGACATCAGGGCGAGTGGCTTGTCAGGGTGGCGGATGGATGGACATGGGGCTGAACAGCGGCGCGGCCGCTATGCTGCCATTTGGATTCGTGAACACTGGAACCGTGAAGACCGGACAGATTGTGGTAAATACGACTCTTGCCTCCAGCATCACTTTGACCGCCCAGTTCTCCATCGCAAACGCGGCGAACAGCATTGCTCTTGCTCAAATGATTGTCGAGGAGGTTTCTTGATTTACATGGCTGCTCTCGCCGCGATTGCGTGCACCGGAGTTCATGATGAATTTGTCATTCAGCCAGCCCTCGATGCAGGCGGGACTGTCGTAATTTCTGACACTCAAACATGCCAAGTAAGCTCACAACTAAAGATAAACAACGTCGGAACGAGCCTAATAGGCGGGTCATCGAGAGCATCCATAAAGTACGTTGGAACGTTACCGATCTCCGCGGTTATCGAAATGTCGTCTGCGAGCTCTCAGAGGATAGCAAATCTCTCGATCTACGGTAATGACATGACGTCATTTTCGATTGAGTCTAACCATGTTGGAAGATCAAATTTCGAGAATCTTTTTTTGGTAGGCTCCGGGTTTCACGGAACACAGGGGGTCGCTAACTCATACTCGAACATTAGAGTGGTTGGGGCAAAAGGAAATGGGTTGCAGTTCGATGGGACCTTTGGGTGTTACTATTGTGATTTCACAGATATTATGTCAGAAGGCAACTCCGGGACAGGAATAGTTCTCATAAACTCTCGCGGTAATGTATTACATGGCGGGACATCCGAAAGAAACGGAATAGGCGTTCAGGTATTTAACGAGACGATGCCTGGTTATGCACAAGGCGGACTAAACACCTTTATTGGAATGTCATTTGAATCTAATTCAGAAGGAGATATAGTTATTGATAATGATCAAAATATTTTCCAGTCGATAAATTTTGAAGGAGCGTCCGTTGTTTCCGGAATCGGAAACAGATTTTTGAATGACTATGTAGGCGGCCGTGCATCCTTGACTATCTCTTCGGCCGCGAGAAAAACCACTCTAGATGGTGTTGACTTGGTAGGAACTTTGACAGACAACGGAATCGGAACGGTAAAGCTAAATATGCTTCCATAACGAAGAGGACTAGGACAATGGCTAAGACGAAATCAATGCACAAAACCGCAATGGTAGGAAAGAAGCACGGCTCGCCCATGTCCAAGGGTGGCGCGCATCAGGTTGCGCCGATGGCGAAGAAGACTCGCGGCGATCGTAAGGGGACCAAGGGCGGCGGCGGAAAAATGACGGCGATGTGATCTCGTTTCAGTGGGAGTCGTGGCCGTCTATCATTGACGAATCCATGCCCATGTTGCGGTTGTACTGGAACACTGGAGGGGAGATTCATGGCAAAGAATTTCCTCTTGACCCTGATCTCGATCTTGCAATGGCTCTGCATAGCAGCGGGCGTCTACGTATTTTTACGGCCCGTCGTGATGGGTTTTTGATCGGGCTTAACTCGTTCAATGTTGGGGCGACTCTATATCGCCGCAACACGATGACGGCTATTGCTTTGATCCTCTACGTGCTGCCTTCGGAACGTCGAGGTTCTATGGGGTATCGGTTTTTGCGAGAGACTGATGTGGGTCTCGCAGAAATGGGTGTGAAGCTTGTGCAATACGTTCCAGGCTCGACCGTTGATATTTCTCCGCTTCTAATTAGACTGGGATATAAGAGAGCTCAGGGAACTTTTGAAAAAATTCTATGCAAGGGAGAGGATTAAGCGCGCTTGGCGACGGCTGTGCCGAGAGTGGGCGGATTGGGAGTCGATGGCGGCGGAAATGGCGCTGTTGTCTATGAGAGATAAGAAAGACGAAAAATATGGGCGGCGGCGGCGGAACTAACCCGGCGGCAGGCAACACGCAAGCTTTCGGTCAGGCCATTGGCACGGTCGGAACCGGCTTGACGGATTGGTTTGGGCAACTCAAGGGCGAAGACCTGACTGCCATGAATCAGCTAAATCCGGATATTACTCAGATGCTCGGTCAGGCATTTGATCCACAACAAGCTCTTTATAATCGCACTCTCCAGCAAGTCACGGATCAAACCCGATCCGGCGAAGTGGCGCGCGGAGTTGGCGACACCCCATACGGCGCTGCGGTTGAGGGAAACGCGCTATCCAACTTCAACATCGACTGGCAAAATAATGAGCTTTCCCGAATGGAATCCGGGCTTGGCTCGGCTGCTAACACTTATGGGCAAATTATCCAGGGCGGTGCGACGGCTGCTCAGCCAGCCGAGGCGGCATTGCAAGCCTATACGGGTGCATACAACACATCGAGCCAAGCGCAGACCGCCCAGAATGCTCAACAGCAACAAGCGCAACAATTCGGGATGAGCCAACTTTCCGGTTTAGGAGGCTCTCTTGGTAGCATGATGGGGAAGGGCGGGTGACCTAGAGATTAAAGGGGCGCCGTGAAGCGCCCCTCATATTTATCGGAGTTGTCCGTTGCGGTAAGATGGAAGCTTAGGTGCAGTAAGCCAAGTCAGCTTTTCACAGTGTTTAGCATATAGGGTGCCGTCTATTTCAGAGATAGACCAGATCCCAACTATACGGTAAAGATCGTATCTATCTCCGGTACGCGCTCCGGCAGTTAATACTTTCTTTATCGCCTTTTTCTCAGTGTCGCCTGATCCCCAATAGTTAGGGGAGATAGCGACGTAGCTAACGTCGTCAGTCATGTTGAGTTACCTTTTCAAACAGCTTGTAATACAGCTTTCGCTGTGTTGCTATTATAACACACTTCAAAAAATTTGTCAAGTTCTAATTTTAGAGGGTACTTAAGAACACTTACTTTCAGGCATGGTGATCTATGGCAATAGGCGGACCTGCCGGCTTTGGAGCCGGATTTATTGAGGGCTTCTCCAGAAGCCGCCAACACGCGAAGTCGCGCGTAACCCAGCAACTCAACGAAGCCTTGCGACTCCAGAAAGAGGATCGTGAGTCGAAAGAGGCGATAGCCAAAGAGGGGCTGGCCTATGAGAGAGCCAAAGCCGAAGCATCTCTCGCTCAGAGTGAGCTTGCACTAGTCGAGCAGCGCCGTTCTCAGGTCATGGCCGAGCCCGGTAAGCCATTCAGAGATTCTGCTCTGGAGGGTCATCTTGAAGCCGCCAAGGAGCGCATGGCCGACGCTCATGCGGAACTGCAAGATAGGCAGGGCAAGCTCCAAGACCTGATTGAGGACAGAGACGCGAGGGTCAGGGGTGCTATCCAACCTACCAAGACCGGCGGATTTCTTGGCATGGGGCAATCCGAGGTCCCGCCAGAGAAGCGTACGCCAGAGCAGGTCGCCGCGTATAAGGCGGAAGTCGTCAAGGGCGAGCGCGAACAGGGTGCGGAATTCAACAAAGCGGTTACTCCCGTCGAGCGTGAGATAAGGCAGGCGCAAGCCAGCGAAAGCCGCGAACGCGGTAATGTTGGCGGTGCTGAGAAAGCTCTTGAGGTCGGGAGGGCCGAGCAAGGCCCGGTAAACGAGGAAGCCCGTAACACCAAGTTATTTCCGCTTGACGAGCAGTCTGCAAAGCTTCGCGCCAAGCAGCTAGAGTCGCAGTCCGCCATGGCGGCGGCGGCTCAGGAAATCCAAGCTCGGCAGCAACAGCAACAGCAATTGCAGGCCACGCCAGGGTATGCCAACGCCATGCGGGGCGGTGCCGCTACCGGTAAAGGCGGTGGCGGCGGGGGAGGGCTGCTAGGGTCCATCACGGGTAAGGGCGGGGGTAGCGGCTCTCCAGCGCCGCAAGGCCAGCCAGCGGCCGGCGCGACGCCGCCTGGTGGTGTTCCAACGGTAGGCCAGGCGATCAGCCCAATTTTAGGCAAGGTTGCACAAATGCCGGTAAACCAGGTCGCGCAAGCGGCCAGACAGTTGCTTGGCGGCGCGATGGGCGGCGCATCTTTGCCTCGGCCAGGAGGCGCCCCCCTACCTCCACAGCGCCCAGACTTAGGCCAGCAACAATCATTTTCCGGCCCACGCCAACCTCAGCGCGTCCCACCTCCGTCTGTCGCTATGCAGGGGCAAGGCGGCGGGCTTTTCCCAGAGTTGGTGAAAGCCTATCAGGGTCATGGATGGTCACCACAAGAGGCTATAAATATTGCCTCGGTTCAGACACGTGGCGAAGGAGGAAAGCTTGGGAGCGGGGGAATGGACTCAGCGACAGGCGGCAGCAACGGAATATCTCAATGGTCGGCCGATCGCTGGGCCAGGGGCGTCAATTGGATGAAGGCGAACGGCTATAATCCGCGCAGCGCCGAGGGACAAGCGGCATGGACTACCCAAGAGCTTAGAAGCACGTACAAGAACGCCAACCCAAACTCTGTTGTATCGCTCGTCAATGATTATGAAAGCCCCCGCAAAGACCTTCGTGCCGGCGAAATAGCAAGGTCTCAGAGAGCCGCTTCTTCGGCCGGCGCCGGCGGCCCGGTTCAGTCCGGCAATTACAAAGGCCAGGATTACACTTATCAGACTCAGCCTGCTTTAAGCTCTAATTTACATACCCAAACAAATCAGGAACAGGGGGTAGGGAAAGAGACTTCCACACAGGGAATGAAACAGAAACAAGGCTCGCAAGCTCCACAAGCCCCTCCGGTTCCAGGGCTCGACGCGCAAAATGAGCCGCCGCCCCCGCCGATCGATGTCAAGCCGTTTGCTGGGAACCCTCAAAATATGCATCAACCTCCACAAAATATGCAACAACCTACACAAAATATGCAACAAACTCCGGAATCGATGCGGGCCGACAACATGAACCAAGGAGTGCAGGCCGGAGTTCCGATGATTCACAGTCCTGATCAGCTCAAGGGAATGAAGCCCGGCTCTTTGTTCCGCGCTCCTGACGGAAGACTCAAGATCGTTCCGCTGATAGAAGCGCAGCAATAATGGCATGGTGGGACTCATTTCAGGATGCGCCGCCTCGCCCTGGAGGCGGTTGGTGGGATAAGTTTCCGGACGCCCCAAAGCAACAAGCAGCCGAGAGAAATTGGTGGGATCATCCAAAATATGCCCCTCCAGTGGCGCACGATCGTTTCAGCCAAGGAACTCCGGGCTCAGGGGGTCGCCCGCCGCCGCGCGACGATCAAAAACAACTACCTCCATATCTTGAGGGGAGCGTTGAGGGGATTTCACGGATTCCTCGCGGCGTCATGGAAGGAGCACGCGAGACGATCTCAGGAGCGCCGGAGCGATACGCGGCCGGCTATGGAAGCGTTGATCGCGACGCGGGTGCTTTCAATCGTGTCATCGGAGCCCCGCTTGCAGGTGCATACAATGTTGTGGCCGGTAGTCCTGCCGGTCAGGCAGCGGCGGACATCGGATTGTCAGGCGCGCCGCTAACGAGAGGAATGTCAAATGAACGCTCCGCTAGGCCCGTTGTTGCTGGTCATGATGTGGATTTACGGGTGGACGAGGGCCGCCCTAGAGTACCGGAGAGTCAAGCAGGGCGCGGAGTGGCACCGCAGGAAGTTCGATCGGACGTTCCTCGGGAAGGAGTAGTCCTTCCTCCAAAGCAAAGTATTTTGGAACTCGCTGAGTCTAGGCCAGAAACTCTCCCGTATCATTCCAGTGACAATCCTGTTCATTTAGAGCATTTAGGCGAAGAAGGCGGAACGTCCGTTTTCAGTGTGAAGGATGATTATGCAGGCGATCACGGAGTCGTCAACGCTTCTTATAATCCAGCCGTCAAAGATGTCCGCGTTATCTCTATGGACATGCGTAACCTCGATCGAGGAATGACGAGGGCTCACGCAGAATCGCTCCTGTCTGATATCAAAAAACACTACCCAGAAGCTGAAACCATTTCCGGGATGAGAATAACGGGTTCTCGTTCGGAAATGCGGCCAAATGTGAAAATGAGGCTTCCTAATACCCAAGCTACCGCCACAGGGAAGCCCGCTGAGGGGGGTGGGCGCATAGTGGCACCGCAGGAAGTTCTGGAAGAGGTAAAGGGCTTCGGGCCATATCCTTATAATCCGGCATTCGAGCAAGAGCCGTTTAAGTATCGACCTGGCGAGGCTGAGTCGGCTCGCGATAACCGCGGATGGAGTGATGCCTATGAGGCAGAGCTAGATAGAAACGACGGGAGACCACCGGCTAGGGAAGCGGGCGCCGGCGGCTTGGGTCCTGGGAAAGTAGATCGCAGCACATCACTTAAGCATATTCCATATTCTGGTGGTGATGACTTTGAAAATACTTCTCTATTCGAAATAAACAAAGAAGGTAATCACATTGGTAATATATATATCAACCATGATGACCCAAAGAACTTACGTATAGATCATATGGAGTCAACTACTGCTAAGGGACACGATAGACTAAATTCATTAGGACCATCAGTTGTTAAAAATATATTGTTAGAAGTCAGAAATCTCTATCCAGAGGCAGAGACAATATCAGGCCATAGAATTTCTGGTGCTTCTCGTTCTCGTCTCACTGGCGAGGATTTGAAGGTCAACCTTCCACAACGCCAAGCTACCGCCACAGGGAAGCCCGCTGAGGGGGGTGTAGAGGGTGCCGAGCTACCTACATCGCCCCCTTATGAGTCTCCGCGCATTGCCGGGCGCGCGCCTGTTGGGAATAGATTCCCTGAGACTCTTTTCTCCGGAGAGATGACGCCAAGGGATAGGCTTGAGGCTGCCAACGTGTTCATGGCTGAGTCTGGAGATTATGCCGGGGCGGCGGTTGCCCATGAGGGCCATCTTCGTAATCTGATAGCCGATGCTAGATCGGGCGGCGGGAGCGCGCTTTCTGGAAAGGGGAGAATCAGCGGAGCTTATGTTGATGGCATAGAGGCTGAGTTAGAGAGGTCCATAAAACCTACAGGCAATCGCAGCGCGCTTGAGCCCGGTTCTCTTGGTGCCGCGTCGAGTCCGACTCGGCCGGCGCCAGCCATGATCACCGAACAGACCGGCTCTCGTCCTTTGATCTCTCAACAAATTGGGCTCGCCAATCGTCGCTCGGCTCAGATGAACGAATCGATCGAAGAGACGATCAAGCACGAATTCGCCGCGACTCCAGAGCAACGAAAGGCTTATCGGGACTACATCGAAAAAAGATCAACTGACAAGAGCGTTCCGAAGATTTTGACGCCAGAGCTTTTGGCGGCCGCCGATCTCGTCAAGTCTCAAGCAGGCGACATCCGATATGAGCTTGAACGCCTAGACCCTGAATCCAAGCAGGGGTTCATCGATGACTATCTGTCTCATATGTACAAGGACACGCCACGACTCCGTGAAATGATCGGGGAGAAAGCTCGCGGCGGCAGCGGCGGCGGGGCGTCTGGTCATCTCAAGCAACGTACGATTCCTACTTACTCCGAGGCGGAACGGCTTGGTCTTACGCCAAAATACGACACGATCGGAGAGACGGTCCAAGCCTCAAACAAAATGATGAACCGCTTTATTGCGGCGCGCGATATTGAAGATGAGTTGAAGGCGCAAGGCTTTATTCACGAGGGCGCCAGCGGCGACAAGGTTCCTCTTGGGTGGAAGCGCATCGACTCCGGACGATTTGCAAACAGGCCAGTTTTCGCGCCGCCTAATATCGCACGAGACTACAATCGCTTTTACAAGCATCCTGATGCGCCATGGGCGCATACCGTTATGGAGGTCAACAATGCTTTGCGTGGCGTCAAGTTCTTCGGCCCTCCGTATCACTTGCTGACGGAGCTTGTTGAGACGGCGACTCACGATTGGTCAAGCGCGCTTGAGAATATTCGTAATGCCCAGTTTGGGCGAGCAGCGGCCAACACGTCGAAGGCTCTCACCCATACGGGTTTGCCCGCCAATTACTGGCGCGGGGGCCGGGCTTACCGTGATTACCTCGGGCTCCGTACCGGACCGGAGCCAGGGCAAGGCATGTTCCGCAAGATGCTTGAGACGATTCGCGGAGAAATTTCTCCCGAGGATAGTGAGCTTGTGAACATTTTGGCGCAGGTGAATGCGCCTCAAGCGCGTAGTTCGATCGATCTTTTTTACGGCGATATATCGGCGGCTCGCTGGGCTGGGCGACGTGGATGGCTCAAGGGATTCAAAAACGGAGTGTATAGGGTCGAGGTCGGCAAAGCCGGGCAGGCGGCCAAGGATTTCGTCAAAGGAATCCCAGGGGCGCCGCTGTCATCCGCTGGCACTCTCGTCATGGCGCCGTTCCGTGGCATGGCAAAGATCACTTCGGAAATCATGGCCCCGCTTTTCAGCGAGCTTATTCCGAAAGCGAAGTTCGGCGCATCGATGCAGAAGTTGCAAGATTGGATTGCGGCCAATCCTGGCGCATCAATGGATCAAAAGCGGATGGCGGCCGCGAAGATCAGGCAGAATTCCGACAATCTTTTTGGTGAAATGCAGGAAGACAATCAGTTCATGAATCGAACCGTGATGCTAGCGGCTCGCATGACGTTCCTTTCTCCATCATGGAATATTGGAACTGCACGCTGGGCTGGCGGCGGACTCAAGGCGACAGCGCAAGCAATCGGCAAAACGGCAATCGGCAAATATCGTGAAGCCCCTGGCATCAGCAAGGTAGGCTCGACATGGAATCCGGCAATTGCCACGACGTACGGGGCGATATTGGAAACCGTCATGGCAGGATCGATCACGACGTACCTGCTTACAGGCCGAAAGCCAAATGACTTGCGCGATATCGTTGCCCCTCCAAGTGGAGGCGTAAATGAGCGCGGCGAGCCTGACCGGATACGGCCGTTTGCTGACGCCTCTTTCATTGCGGACATATCGAAGGGGCTGGGTTACCCTGGTCTCGGCGCTGCCGGGTATGTGCCGCAAGATGTTGGCCCGCTTGGCGCGCTCAAAGGAAAGCTCAACACGATCCCGTCCATTGCGATTGACGAGCTTATCACGGGACGCGATTACAAGAACAAGCCGATATTCGGCGATCATCCAATAGAGCAGGGCATCATGTATGCCTTAAAGAATGCTCTGACGCCAATCTCGTTCGGGGAGAAAGGCGCGGTTGGGGCGCCTGACAAAACCAATATCCCATTATGGGCTCGCGTCATCGGCATGGGCGAGGCGGGAATGCAGTTCACCAATCCTCAAGGGTGGAAGGGATTGCGCGCAAGAGACGGGAAGCCAACAAGCGTGACGAGCACGCCAGAATATAAAGCTGCTCACCCTCGTAAGCCGAACAAGCCTATGGTTCGGCACGAAGACTCGGCGGCTTACCCACGGTGAGATTTCTTGTCATAGACCCTCATGGCGATGCCCTCGACGTTGCTCTGCGCGCGCAAGAGCACGACCACGACGTGCGTCTATTTATCCGCGATACCCCTAAAACCTGCCACATAGGAACGGGTATGGCGCCAATTATACGGGACTTCACTACGTCGCTCGTTTGGGCGGACCTGATTTTCATGGCGGACAACTCTCTCTACCTCCGTCAGATCGACTCGTTCCGGGCATTCAGGCCCAAGGCTCTCATCATCGGTCCTACGTGGGAATCCGCACAGTGGGAGCTTGACCGCAGAGTAGGCTTCAAGACCCTCGAAGATCACGGGATCAACGTTGCTCCCTATCGCGAATTTGATTCCTATGACACCGCCATTTCGTTCGTGAAGAAAGAAGACCGCCGGTTCGTATCCAAGCCATTTGGCGACGGTGATAAAGCCATGACGTACGCGGCGAGCGGTCCCGACCCTACAGCCGATATGGTCTACATGCTTACGAAGTGGAAGAAGAAATTCGGCAAGCCTAAAGACCATTTCATTCTCCAGGATTTCATCGAAGGAATCGAGATGGGATCGGATGGATGGTTTGGTCCAGGCGGGTTTGACCAAGGGTGGAGCGAGTCGTTTGAATTCAAGAAATTAATGAGCAGCGACTACGGCATGAACACCGGCGAAATGGGATCAGTTTTGCGGTTCACAAAGACCTCTAAGCTCGCGCGCAAGGTTCTCCAGCCCTTGACAGATCGTCTCGCCAGCATGGGCTATGTTGGGTACATTTCCGTTAATTGTATAATCGACGGAAAAGGAACCCCCTGGCCCCTCGAATTCACTATGCGGCCCGGCTATCCAACAATCAACATTGAGGCGGCCGTGCACAATACCATGGACCCGGCTGAGCGTCTTTATTCGCTCGCAAAAGGAGAGGATTGCAAGTCGGCCATCCTTGATCGAGTCGCGCTCGGCGTTGTCATCGCGTTGCCCAGTTTCCCTCATTCACATAGCCTTGCAAAAGAGATTGATGGAATTCCGATTCACGGTATCACGTCTCGGCTTTGGCCGCATATTCATCCGGCGCAAATTCGTAGCACAAAAGGAAATCTTGAGACGGCGGGTGATTATGTGATGGTGTGTACAGGATCGTCGCAAACCGTTTCGGATGCTCGACGTATTGCTTACCGGCGAGCCGAGCAAGTTCACATTCCTGGAGGCATTGCGGTGCGTGACGACATTGGAGAAAGGCTCTCAAAGCAACTCCCTATTTTGCACGATCAAGGCTATGCGACGGGGATGGTGTATTGAATCACTCCGGTTTCCATGCCGGCGGCTGGTCATATGACCAGGTGACTTTTGGGCATTTCAAATCCAAAGCATCTGACGCCTTGAGAGCCTTGTCGCCGTCCTCGATTGCCTTTGTGCAGACCTCGGCCATAGAATCGTCTTTGCAGGCTTTCATCATGCGAGAAGTCGCTGCCTGCATCGCCTTGGTGTCTTCGGCAACCAGGCGATCGCAAGATTTTGCGAAAGCTGGAGAGGAGGACAAGACAATGATTGCCGTTATGGTCTTCAACATAAGTCCAACTCCGAATCGAGTTTGAGAGCAGCGGACATCAGCTTGCTTGCAAGCCAGCGTCTAACATGTCGGCGCTGTGCTTGTCCGTAGAGAGGTCGGGGATTCGCCAATCCGTCGTAGAAAATGTTGAACGTGTTGCGCTCTATGATCTCTCGGGTTTTACGGAACGTTTCAGGCTCATGATAATAGGTGAAACGATTGAGATTTCCCCATTTTGGGGAAACCGCTATAGAACCTCCCCATTCCTGTGTCATCAGCACATCGGTCTCCCATCACTTGCAGACATGAGCGCGCCGAGAATCCCGTAGTGGCAACGCGGCAACCCATGAGCCTCTCGGTAGGCGTTCACCATGGCGTATTGAGACGCGATGTGAAGACCTCCAAGATAGCCTCGCGTGAAGGACTCCCCAACGGCTGGTCCTGCCGGCGACCCGTTGCAGAAAGTCTGTCCGCTCGCCGTGTAGCAGGAAAAAGATTGGGCGTGCGCTTGAGCCAATCCAAGCGAGAGCATAAAGGCGATTGCGGTCTTTCTCATTTGCGTTTCCCTTCCATACGTTCGGCAATGATCCACCTGATTACGTCTGCAACGGTTGTGCCACGCCGCTCAGCAATCTCTCTGAGATATTCGAGCAGCGGGTCTGGAATCGCTAGCGTGATGCGAGATGTCCTTGCCATGATGGACGTCCATACGCTTCCAAGAGCATCCTGTCAATAGTACCTTTTTTGGTTCATGCCGAATATTATCACTTGATATAGGGTTGGACCTTGTAAGCTTCTCCAGCCTTGATGGTCCAAAATGGCTTTGACCCTGAATATCACTACGGCTACAGCCCTTAAGTCTCAGCCTGGCCAAGTTATATCGTTTGCGGTCCTTGTGGCTGGCGCCGCTGGAACCATCAACGATTGCACCACGACGGGCGCGGCCGCCGCCTCCAATGCGGTCTGTGCCATGCCGGCGGCCGTCACGGCCGGGTTTGTCCCTGTCAACGTGAACACCACGGCCGGGATCGTTGTGGCTCCCGGCGCTGCGCAAGTCGTGGCGGTCCAGTGGCAATGAGAATGGGCTGTTACCTCCTAAGCGTCATCGGGTCTGCAATCATTTCGATGATGGCGGCGGACCCCGCCTTGTGCCAGGGGGCTGCTCTTCCGGGCAGCTATGTGATGATCTCGCCGGTTGGGGGAGGCAATCTCGCGCCGCGCCCGCTTGTTTCGGCTGATCTATTTCAGGGCGGGTCATGCCCGAGCGGGCAGTTTTTCCAAAACAACTCCGGCACAATTGCGTGCTCGCCTGCCGGCACCGGCAGCGTTACCAGTGTCGGTCTTACGGTCCCGCCGTTCCTGACTGTTGGCGGTTCTCCAGTAACGACAAGTGGAACGCTTGCCGTCACGGCGACAAGCGAAGCGCAAAACCTTTTCCTAGCATCTCCAAACGGATCGGCTGGGCCGATGACGCCTAGGGCTATCTTTCCTCCCGACATAACCACGGCTCTCACCACACCGCCGTCCATCGGGGCCACGACACCTAACTCCGGAAATTTCACGACGCTTGCGGATAACGCTGAGACGATCACGGCACTGACAAACACCAATGCCACGTTGACTATGGCCGGACTCAGCGGGTCGATAGCCGGAACCTCAATCATAATGCAGAAGGTTGCCGGCGCGCAGTTCAATGCAATCACGGGGGAGGTTGGGTCGAGCGTTCGATGGAACATGCTTATAGGCGACAACTCTACGGAAAGCGGCTCGAACGCTGGCAGCAATTTTTCTCTGGATCGATATTCCGATGCCTCGGCCTTCATCGACTCCGTGATCATAGCGAATCGAAAGACCGGTCAAATCATCATGGGCAATTCGTCAGGATGGTTGACGGCTCTGACAGGCCTGTCGGCAACCGAAGTTCTTGCAAACGTTGATGCGCTCTCCCGCATTGGCGGAATGGGTCTTCTTGGTGCGTCACGGTCCAGCGACACGGCGATTGTCGGCGGCAATGGAACGTTTGGCGTCGGTGCGTTCGGGATCAACGATAACGGCTCCGTCGCGGAAACGGTTCATGGCATCTATTCGGAAGGTCGACAGAATTCCACCATTGCCACGGCAACCATTGGGCTTGAGATTTCGATTCTCAGCTATAACACCCTGGCTGCAATCAATCCTTACACCATGATCGCAACCGGCCAGACCATGGGGCTATGGATCGGCGCCGGTCGGCCTGATGTGCCGCTGGCGAACAAGAATGTCTCAGCCGCAATCGGCATTATCACGGCTGGGTCAAGCGTTCTTTTCAATGAAGGAATTATTTTTGGAACCGCATCGATTGTTTCCACTGGCATCGGGGCAATCGCCATCGACCTGCCTATCAACTACGCTATTTCACAGCGCAACCCAACGAATGCCGCGACGCAATCGTTCATTCAGTTCAACGAAGCAAGCGGAAACGATGTCCTTGGGCTAGTCTTCACGGGAGGCTTTGCCTTCATTCAAGACGTGACGACAACCACAAACCCGATGCAGGTGTCCAAGATCGGGGTGCAATCTCCAGCCTTTGGCGGCAGCGGCGCGGCCCCGACAAACACAGGGACATGCGCGATAAACACAATCACGCCCAGCAACACAATTGGCTCGTTCAAATATAACGGAGCCTGCTCATCTCCAGGTAGTGTCATATTGAATTTTGCTGAGACTGCACCAAATGGATGGACGTGCAAATTCAATAATATAACTCAAGCCGTGACGTACAACCAGAATCAGCTTAACACCACGGCGGCCGGATATGCGACAACGCCTTCCGCAAATGCTTCTGATCTAGTCAGCTACCACTGTTTCTTCTATTGAAAGTCAGGTTTCATGCTAAAATGGGTTTCTATATGTTTCATGCTTGGTGTGTCGTGTCCTGCTTTGGCTCTCGATTGGTCTCAGCCGATCTTTGACGAGCAAGGAAAGACGATCCCAGATTGCCCGTTGGCCGGCAATGTTCCAGAGCCGGGTTGCTCCAAGTTTTTGACTCTCGGTTCCATGACGGCGCGCGCGCTCTTTGCGCCTGACCCGCAAGGAACTTCCACTCTTCCTGAGCAAAAGGCGCAAGCCGGAAAACTCGGGCTCGAAATCATCGAACACCCGGACATGACGCCAACCCCCGATCAGTTGAAAATGGCTCGTGATGCGATCGGCAAAATGGGCTCACCACTCGCCGTCGCGCGTGGTTGGGAAATCTTGGACAAGGCGGTTAAATGAGTCCAGCTTACGTATGGTGCGTTATTGCCGGGATCGTTCTTGGGATCATGGCAGCTCATCTTCGTAATTCGGCGAACTCAAACCGATCCGAAGAAGCCTATTATTGCGAAAGAGACGGGAGCAATTGTGAACTTTTTCGGCATTGAAATCAGCGATGTGCGGTTCGAGGCGGCGATGACGGCGGCGAGAGCGGGAATTTTTCCACGTGTTCTTGTGAACATAGACGGAAGGACACTTAGGAATTCCCTTGGTTTTGAAACGGGCGACGTTGCAGCGCCGCCCGTTTGGAGTGTGTACGATGTTAGTCGTGAGTCGTTACCGCGACGGACCCGCCCGCGAATCTGACAGTGGTGTGGGCGTCGCGGACAAATCCGGAAAGTTTACCGGAGTCGATGACGATATGGCCGCTTGCGCCCTGGCCGTTGCTAATTCGGCCCTCGTGATCGGCCATGATCTTCGCCGCGTTCGCCTCCAAGCTTGCAATGTCTCCAGCCGTATAGCCTGGAAGCACGGTAGGTGAAAGCCTAGATGAAACCGCAAGAGCTTGACGTTGATGATGTTTTGCCATTTTCTACTTCTCCATGTTCGGTATGAACGAAGTAGATATACAGTATATCCACCAGTAAGTCAATAGGAAAGAAATAAAAAATGTTTGGTACAAACTACAAGACTACAATGGGAGGGATAGGAGCGATCCTTACGGCTTTAGGAAGCGCCGCTCATGGCTTTAGTACCGGGGATATGCCCGAGGTCTATGCCAGCATACCGTCTCTTGTTACTGGGATTGGCTTGCTCATGGCAAAAGACAACAATGTTACCGGCGGCTCTGTCGGCCAGACTGACGAGGCAAAGATAAGGGTTATAGCTCCCGAGGTTATTACTAATTCTGTTGTCCCTTTAAATCAGGGTCCCCCGTCACGCGAAGACAGAGCACCGGGGTTGCCGTTAAAAAGGCCAAACTTTTGACCACGCTTGCCGAACGCCAAGCAGAGTTTTGCTCATATTTCTCACCGACTTATCCGATGCGGGCAGCGGCGTCGATCGGCGGTAATGCGACGCAAGAGAACCTGTGTCAGCCCGTCACGGCCGGCGCCAAGGACCATGGGTCTGACGGTACGCTGCAATGGCGAGCCGAGCGCCTAACCGGCCCTGACGGTCTACAGCCATGGTGTGCGGCTCAAGGCATACCGTGGGATACACTTAAGTCTCAAGCTCTCTTCACTATGCACGAGCTTGAGCAATCACAATATGCTACGCTCAAGGGAGATTTACGGCTTGGCTTGAAATCTCTTGAGACGATGACCCTCAATTTCTGTGATGCGTTCGAGCGGCCGAGCGCCGCCGGTCGAGAACCCGACAAGCGAATCGCCTACGCTCGTGACTGCCTTGCGATCTTGATGCGCGATGCGCCGTCACCGTTACCTACAGCCGTTACGGGCCGCCCCAGCACGGCGCCGATCGCCGTTCCACCGATACCCTCCATGTCCTCTCTAGGAGCCTGCCAGATGCCTATCGAATTGATCCTTCAACTTGTTGCCCCCTTGGCCGAAAATCTCGTCAGCGGACTTCTCAAGGGCGTCTTGACCCATGTGCAGGCAAACGGCCTGCCGGCATCGCCGGCCCTCCCGGCGGCGGTCCACCCTGTCCCGGCGCCAGCGGCTCCCGGACTCACGGCGGCCGATTTCGTCGCAATTGCAAAAATGATCGAGGATGCGATTTCGAAGCTACAAACAGCAAAGCAATGAATCTATTGGAGCACGCTCGCGCCGTTCGCCGAAAATGGACCGAGGACCGAATTGCCAGGCTTGGCTTTCTTGTTGGGTTGGGCTGGGATGCTCAGAGGGTTGCGGACGATCCTGTTATAGCGTCCAATCGCAACAATGTATTTAGGCAGGTTCAAAGGTTTGGTTTAGGATTTCGTGCTGCCGCAAACGCAATAGCGGAGGAATTGCCGGAGAAGGTAAATTCTTGTTTAGATAAAGCAGCCTTGAAACGAGGAATTACTAGAGAAGCGATGATAAAATCATTGCTTTTTGAAATATCTTCCGACACTACCCTACTAGACAATATCTTAGATGATGGGATTAACACATGAAAATGTCTTAGGGTTCTATTTGATAAAGGACCCCGACAACTCCACTCTTACACCGCGCGACCTCATGTTTCCTAGAGTCATCGGGGCAATATTTTGTTGCTATATCGTATTATTTTTGTTTAGAAAATGGCGATCGTTCGCGATGTTTGTGGTTCTTAATTTTAGAGATGCTCGATGAATTGGGTGCGGCATACAGTTGAGACTCTTCACGAGCTTTTAGACCGCGAGAATGGATTCATTCGTGGCGAAATCGATGCTGAGAGAAGAATCGTAATCGAGAGATTTAATGCGATAGGCAAGGCCACAGAGCTTGAGACAAGTGAGCTTGCCCGCCGCCTTGGTGAGCTAAACCATGCGCACGAGATTGCCAGACAGAAAGAGGTAGATTTCATCGGGCGAGAGGCATTCAACACCCATGTCTCTCGAACCGCTGACGATTTCGAAAGACTGAGAAAAGAGATTCAGGCGGCCGCATCGGCTTTGAATCTTGTCAAGGAACAAGCCGCCCAAGCTCTTGCTAATGCACTATCTGAGCAGTCTAAGCTCGGCGAGGCGAGATTCTCAAGGCTTGAGAAATCTCAATCCATGATGCTAGGTGGGCTGATACTCGTAGGGGTCTGCATTCCGGTTATTACAACGGTTGTCGTTCATTTTATGAGTAGCGCTCCTTGATCGTTGAAAAGTTCATTTTGCCTCGATTATGATCTTATGTTTGATGATTTCCTTGGCGCCATGTTTTTCCGTTAATCAATTGATTTTCTTATCAATAATGATGATTTCTCTCTGGTGCTGCGGGCCGGGATCGGACCGGCGACCCCTCCCTTACCAAGGGAGTTCCCGCCATGGAATCTAAGTGCTTATAAGGAAACCTCCTTATATTTTTCCGGCATTTGGGTCCGTTTCGGGCACGATGCGTTCTTTTGGTGAGGCAGTTTTGCTACAAGGGAACTCCGCAAAACGCCTCTCCAATTCGTCAACGCGCTTGTTGACCGCGTCTATGCGTCGATGAAGGAAACTGTTTTTGTTTTCGTCTAACGTGTCAAACCATCTTACTTGATCGGCCACTTATGGCTCCCTTCAACAGATCGATCTCCAGCGCATCGGCCGCGTCCCGCAAGAAGTCTGGTGCGAACTTGGCATAAACGCGGGAGGTCACCCGGCTATCGGAATGCCCGAGCATTGCCGCGATCCGATCCATGCTCACGCCGCGCTCCGCCATGAGGCAGGCAGCGGTGTGGCGCAGCACATTCGCCGTCACCCAAGGTAGGCCACAACTCCGCCCGGCGCTCGCCAGGCTTCGTTTGACACTCTTGACCGGCCTACCTGCCCATTCGATCACAAAGGGCGTCAGCGCGCCCGCGCGGGCTTCCTGTAGGGCAGCGGCGGCCGTGCGGTTCATTGGCACCGTGGGCCTGCCTTTGTGCGTCCTGGCGAGAGTTGGGTCATGCAGGTCAATGGTTTTGCCATCGAAGTCCACACGGACCCACTCCAGACTCAAGATCGCGCCAGACCGGGCGCCAGTCGTCATGGCTAAAATCACAAAAAGCCGAACATGGGGCATATGACAAGCAGCTAGGAAACGTGCAGCCTCGTCTCTCGTTAGCCTCAAGTCTCTCGGCGGCGGGATCGGCGGCCGGTAAATCGCCGGGGCTTTGACGATCAGGTTTCGCTTCGCGGCCCATTTCAGCGCCGACCTGAGCCGGCCGAGTTCGGTCCAGATCGTTCCATCCTTACGATTATCTTGACGCCGTTTCGCCATGTAACAAATGAACTCACACTCTGACAATCCATCCGCGACAAGCGATCCAAAGAACGGAATAATGGCCTTTGCTTCATAGCCCATAGTAATAAACGAAGGTCGGCCCACAAGTGTCTCACGATATCCATTCCAGCAAAACTCCACAGTGACAGGATAGGGACGGTTGGCGATCTCGAATGCGGAGGCGAAGGATTTTAGCGTTTGCTCGGCAACACCACGACATTGGGTGCGTAGTGCTTTGCGGCGCTGGACACCGTTTTCACGCCACTCGGCGTACATCCAGCCACGATATTTGACGACACGGAATTTTGATGGCATTTTTCAAATGCCTCAATGTCTTCTAGCTTGATGCGGAAATCCTTACCTCCTAAACGCCAAGCGGGCAATTCACCTTTATTTATGAGATTGGTTACGGTCTTAGGGCTGCACCCCCAACGCGCAGCGACATCGCGCGGGCGAATCGAGAGGACTAGCGTCATGGCTTATCCTTAGGAGGGTGCCATTTTTCAGCCCACGTTATCGCCGCGATCCCAAGAAGCACGCATAGGATAAAAAGCGGCATTCCTATTGCTTCTGGCCAAGTCATGGTCTTTCATCCCTTATGGCTTTCGAGATTCGGTAGGCTTCCTCTTCGCGAAAGAACGGGCTAGGCTGAAACGGGCCGCGAGGATCGCCGTGCCAACGTTCCCACCATCGACGATATCGCCATGCATAGAACGCTTTTAGAAGCGGTTTCATTTGACCATCCAAATTATTAACTCACCAATCAGTAGACCAACAAGGCCAGAGAGCCATCCACACCAAAATCCTCTAAACCAGTCGCTGGTCATGGCTTTTGCTCCGGCGGGTTGGTGAGGTCTCCCAAAATCGCATCAACAAGAGTCTGTTCCTGCGTGGCTCCTCGTGGATTTTCGCATTCTTCGCGCGCAGCATCTTCAAGAGTCAAATTAGGCCTTCCGCAGTTCATGCAGGTGCCGATGAACGGGCCGCCCTTTTTAGATGTCCGTTGAAGGGCATGATTCACGTATTAGACTCCAGCGGGTTGGTGAGGTCGCCAGCGGCGGACATGGCGCGCCACGCGCTTGTCAGTTGACGGAATATTCTCCATTCCGTTTGTCCGGCAGCTATCATCTCCTCCGTCGCTTCGACCGGCACGACGCGCGCGCCAGTGCCGTGAAGGGAGTCGAGGATGGAGAATGCTGCAATCCATTTGCCAGGCGAGTCTTTCCAATTCATACAACGCATAATCGCCAATCCGCACGCCTTACGGCTCTCTTCTCGGGTCACGTTTTCTGCTTCGCTGTACGCAGCGACTACAGCGCTCGCAATGTCGGCCCACAAATCATGATCCTCCGGAATTGAAACCAGGTAATTTTGATCGTGACATGCGGCTCTAGCTGCCAACGCTGCGCGCGCAATTTTCTCGTTCATGGGCGAATTGTTTTTTGCTTATCAGGCTTGCCAGTTTTTTCGGAGTTGCCGGCAAGTGGCTTTACGGCCGCTTCTGGCTTTTTGCTTTTTGCTCGTTTCAAGCCGCCGCTTTGCCGGCGCCTTTCGGCAATGATGTTGCCGATGCGCTCAAAGGCATCGGCAAGTGGGATGTTGGTTCTTTGGAGGGCTTCGTTGATGTCCTCCGGCGAAAGACGCTCCAGGAGAGCAAGAGACGAGATTTCCTCGTGCTTCTTGCATTCATCGGAAGTCGAGAATTTCGTCCCGTCATTGGCTTCGTATACCTGTGTGCGTTTCATGGTTTGTTACCTCAAAAAGGAATGTCGTCATTGATGGTTTCAGCGGTAGTCTTTGGAGGCTTGTTGCGCGGCACTTGTTTGACACGGATCGCCGCAACCGTGTCACCTTGAAACTCAACCATCGCCTCGAACAGGGCGATTTGTTCGCCGGTCCAGTTGTCGGTATCGTCTCCGAATAGTTCGGCAATTTTCTTGGAGTTGGTCTTGTTCAATACCAACCCCTTGTCCTTGCCATCAAAATAGAGGACAGGAAGGACTTTTTTGTCACCTCCAAACCCGATGTCCTCCATTAATACGCTCTTCATAGTGAGAGACACTATCCGCCCGTCGAGGTCGGCCGCGCTCAGATATTTAGTTGGAAATGCTGCGCTGATTTTCATAGGGATGCTCCAGATTTTTTCAGTGCAGTCATCAAGGCTTCTTGATGACCATGTTCAAGAATGTCGATTTTATGCGCTAGCTCGTCAAGGAAATCTCTCGTGCATTTTTCGAGGTATGCGATTTTGTCTTCGTCACGCCAAACTCGCTTGATGAAAAGCCGCATCCGCTCTGGGACTCTAGGATCATAAGACACGTAGTCGCACCATTGGCGGCCGGTACAGGCGAGCCCGAATTGAATTTGCTTCACATATTTGTCTGGGACTTCCGGCGGTCTTCCGAGCAGAGTTTCGACATGTGTTGATGTATTTGGACATTTGATTTGTAGTTCGCCGTCGTCGCCTATCAGACCATCCGGGCTACATCCGGCCATTTCGATAGACGGATGATCCACAAAGCCGACACAATCAACGATACAGCCCTCGCGAGTCTCATACTCTTTGCGGGCTTCGGGCTCCGTGAATCTCCCCCATTCCATTGGGCCGCTCATGTATGAGTCAGTTGGAATTCCCGTGAGCCGTTCACAAAGTAGATCAGACATATAGTTGGCGCGCGACGCTCCCCAACCAGTTTTGGTCTTCGCGGTCAAGTCATGCATACGAGACGCAGTCGCTTTCCCGCATCGATAAACGCGCCATTCCATAGTTCCTTGGATTAGATCGATGGCGTTCATTTTTGACTCTCAGAATATTTGACTATCTCAAGAAAGCTGCCCTTGGCAACAATCCCGTGTCGTTCTAACTCAAGTCCCTGAAAAGCTAAAATCGTCATCATGATCGAAACCGTCTCTTGTGGCCCGATAGAGTCAATCATTATCGAAGTTGAGCGAGCAAGGAGGGTGTTGATGTCATCATTGAACTTCCTCGCAAGATCGGCGCACATTTGATTGGGCGGCCTTTGTTGAATTTCCATCATTGACGATCCATTTTTTGTGAAGCGCCGGTTCACATTCGCCCTACCTCCGAGGCGTGGTAGCCCGGCAGGACTTTAGGGAGTTCGGCCGGCGCTTCGGTGACGCGGCCCGTGAGAGCCGCGATTCTAAAGCGTCAGTCACATACCCAATGCATCCGGCCGTGCCAGTTGGTCCAGTAGCAACCGCCGTCGTCATAATCGCCGCCGCCCCAATGGCCGCCGTGATGATGGCTCCAGCCGCCTCCCTTCCAGCCTCCTCCACCCTTTCCGCCCTTGGCATCAGCTTGCGTGAATGAAGACATGGCCGCAACGATCAGTGCAAAAAGAAATATACGTAGTCTCATTGTGTTTTGTTCCCTTGTTTAAGCAGGTGAAGCGTTTGGCGCTTCGCGATGCCTCGACGAGCATGGCGAAAGGTCAGTCTTGAGTAGCATCCGCTGCGGCGATGGAGATAGCTTCTTTGGTTGCTGCTACAGCTTTCGGCCAACCGTAGTCTGGAGCGGACGCAAGTCCGCTTTCCTGGACCTCGCGGTAGAGTAATTTAAGCGCCGTGAGTATCCGATCATGCGAGGCGCGAAGACGAGCGTTAATCGCATACTGCTCGCGTTCTGCGTCGGTTGCGATGCGAGTCACGTCTCGCTCTCCTCGGCGGCGGCAATCGCGGCTTTCAATTCCGTCCAGGCTCCAGCGTCAACAAATCCTCTATTTTCAAGAAAGTTTTCGCCACTATCGCGAATGCGTCGAGCCGCCGCGAGCACCGCGAGCAACCGGTCATGCGATGCGCGGAGTCTAGTTGCTCTTTCGATGGAGCGCGTAAGAGATGCATCAATCATTTTCCGCTGCGCATCCAGGTCCGTAGCCAACGTCTGTTGCTGCGGACGTAGCTCATCGCTATGCGCCGCGCGCCTTGCGTCTATCGGCCATTCTGGGATCATGTCGCCTCCCAAGGTATAGCGCGAGAGAGCGACGCAGATTTCATCCGTGCGCCGAGATCGTTCCTGCGCCATCGCCCGGCGACGATCGCGACGGATGGCGGCTCTCGCGCGGGCCAGGAGTCGGCGGACGCTGTTGGAGTAAAGAAGTTTTCTCGAACGACGGCGGCAACTTTCTTTTGCGTTCCGCGCGTCGGTGCCACGCCGTTTTTTTTATCGACATGCTCAGCCATCTCTTTGACGAAACGCACGGCCGCCATTTCTGTCGGGGTAGGGCGGGGGATCATGGGCTTATAATTCGCAAGTGTTTGAGGTCGCGTTTAAGTTGATCAATTTCCTCTTGAGCGCGCGTTAGTTGCCGCGCCAGCACAACAATGTCGCTGTCCGGATTGTCCAATATAGACGAGGCTATTATGAGGGCTCGCCCTCTTTCGGAAATGAGGGATTCTTGGAGGGCGATCCAGGGGCGGGGGGTCATGGCAGGTCTGGCTTCTTCCGACTGAGCCGCCCTGATATGATCAGCGTCGAACACAGCGCGCGTGCCGTCTGGGAATTGGACTTGCGCATAGCCGTACCCGTGGCGATCAACACTGACGATCTTCGCCATGCGCCATGCGCCATGCGACTCGTTTAGTCCAGGAGGCGTGACATGAACCTCGACGTCCTGGCCTTCGTGAAACTGCTTGGTCATGGCACGCTTCTTTGAATTGCCCAGCATGTCTTGAGTGGGCCGATACCAAACGAGGCTCCGGCAATCGGGAACCAATGACCTCGCCACTTGTCAGCGTCGCCATTGCGGACAAAGCGGTCCATAACGCGGCGATCCTGAATTGAAACTTGTCCAATGTCGCAAATCACTTCGCCGGCCATGAAAGACTCGATGACGTGGGAATAAGCTAGCGATTGTATGGTCATGGTTGTCGCTCCATTCGACTCGCTACCATGTCGGTAAGGATGTCGATCTGAACACAATCGAGGTCTCCCTGCGTCCAGCCGTCAATGAAGTCACGAAGAGCCTCACCTTCCGGCGCTGGACGCGCGGAGCGGTTAAGAAACGCCGCCGCCGCATCCGCTTCGGCTGTTAGGTTCTTTGCCATTTCGCTCTCCATCCTGCTTCGCGAGAGTCCCTTTGGCCGCCACGGCTGCTACTTGCCGCGCTTGTCGCCGCTGTCCTACTACGCCGCGAATGTGAAGGCGCCAGGGTCGCAACTGCCTGGAGGTGCCGAGCTTAACGGAATTCGCCCTCACTTACAGAGTATCCAATATGGAAACATGGAAGTCAACAAAAAAGTTGCAAAAATGGAAACTTTTCCTATTTGTTTGATTTTATGAACGCTTCGGCCATGTCCTGAAAACGCTTTTGGTCTTGCGGACTCGCGTCCCTCATAATGTCGTCAATCGATCGTGGCGCGTTCGGCGGTCCGGACAATTCTTGAGGTGTCACGCGCAGCGCAACGCAGTATCGTCCAAGCCATTCGTCATTGAGCTTTTGTCGGCCCTTACCGGGACCCTTTAATTGATATCGTTCAAGCTTGCTGATCGTGGCTTTTGTGGTTTTCATTTTTTCCGCAAGCGCATCTTGAGTTAGCCTTCGAAAGGCCCGCCATGCTTTTAAATACCAACGCTGGACATGCATCCTTAAATTAGTAACCGTTCCGGAAACCAAAGTCGTGACCCAAACTGGAAACTTTTTTCTTGACGAGAAGTGTCCAATATGGAAACATGGCCTGTATGGCTCATCCGATGAAGGCATATCGCGAGCGTCACGGTCTAACGCTCGCGCAGCTTGGCGATTTCCTTGGCGTCACGAAGCCGGCTGTCTTCAAATGGGAGCGCGGGTTAGGGCCGAGCCCAGCAATGGCAATCGAGATCGAGAAACTGACGGGCGGTGAGCTGCCGCGTTGGGAGCTTCGCCCTGATCTGTGGTCCGCGCCGCAAGAGGTTGCTGAATGACGATTCTCGCGGGGTTTGCCTTTTTCCCCCGCGAGTACGTGGCCGCGCCGTTTCCTCCTTCCGGTTGCCGGCGCGGCCACAACGAGGGAGTCGCCTAATGCTATACGATTTGTTGAATTGGTTCCCTGGATGGTCAGCCGAAGAATTGATCACCCTTTATGAAAGCGCGTTCAGCGCAGCCTCGATCATTTGCGCGTGCTTCGTAGTGGGCCGGTGAGCTTTAAGACCGCTCAGCAGCAACATGCATACTGGAAAATTTGGTATGCCAGGCATCGCGATGAAGTGCTCTCAAAAAGGAGAGCGTGGCGAGCGGCTCACTTAGAAGTTTCCCGAGCAGCCGAGAGGGAATGGTCTCGCGGAAACAGAGCAAAAAAAAAGGAGAAAGCCTAATGGACCCAAGACAATTATCCGATAGCGAATTGATTCGCCTAGTGCGGGAATCGGCGGCCCATTGGTTCGCCAATCGATCACTTGAGCAGCTTGAAGAATTGATCAGGCGGTCCGGTCTCGAATCGCAAAAAAGATGACGGCTCTCAAAAAGGCTATCGATCTCACTACGTGCAATCGCTTGCTTACGTTGGTAAGCATGGGAAAAGCCAGGATCATCAAAGAGCACGGCGGCCCCGATGGGGTCTCTTTTATCGTACGGTCTTCCTCTGGAACCATGCTCGGAATTGCGGGCAAAAGATACCAATATCTATTCGAGTCTGAATTAGAGCGACAATCATCAAACGATGGTCTTTTCACGGACATGCCGCAAACCACAAGGCCGGTATCACCATGATCGTGCTTGGAATCGACATTGGAGTTTCCGGCGCAATCGCGGTTTTAAAACCGGCTCTTGTTGAAGTTCACGACATGCCGGTGCTTAAAGACGGTCCGGCCGGCCGCCGCGCAATCAATGCACCGCTCCTATCCTCGATCATTTTTGCCAGCCATGCAGATTGGGCCTTCGTTGAGTACGTTGGCGCGCGCCCTGGGGAGGGTGCTGTAGGGGCTTTCTCATTCGGGCGGGCACGCGGTGTCATCGAAGGCGTTTTGGCCGCTGCCGGAGTTCCCTGCACGTTTCTGACACCTCCAAGTTGGAAGCGCGCAATTGGGTTGCCGGCGGGCCGTGACAAGGATGCATCGCGGGGCGAAGCCATCAGGAGATGGCCTAACCATGCTGCGCTCTTTGCGCGAAAATGCGATGACGGGCGCGCCGAGGCGTGTTTGATCGCGGTTGCGGGCATCATGAAATCATGAAACGGGATAGACGGCTTGAGACGATTCGTGCGCCTCGTCCTTCCGAGCATCGCGATAATGTGGTCCTAACCCCTCGCCTAGCTGAAATATTGCCATTGGTTGCTGACGGGAAAACAGATCGTGAAATTGGAATTATCATAGGCATCAGCCTTAGTGGAGCCGACATGCTCTTACGTAGGCTTAGACAGGTATTTGGAGTCTCGACACGATCTCAGGTTGTGGCAGAAGCTTTTAGGCGAGGGTTGGTGAAATGAAACGAGGCAGGCCAAATATTATCAGTTACCCAAAAAGATTTTCCACCACACTTTCGACTGATGAATATTTGGCATTGAACGAGCTTGCGGTTTTTGAAGAATGTTCAATGGCTCACATAATCCGTAAGGCTTGCTATGAATTTCTTACACGCAATGGACGCGGTATCGTAAAATGATCAGGCGGTCAATCATCGATGACCCTGAAAGAACGATCAGCGTCGTAGACGACGTAAAGATTTTAAAACTATCATATCGACTTGACGTTGCGCTGAGAGCCATTAGGCAGCTCAAAAAAGAAGCCGTAGGAAGAAAAATCCTAAACGATCGATGGATAGAGATGGCCGGCGGCGTTCCAATTCAGACATGCGGACCAACGTCTCCCGCGTCCGGAACGATGCTGTGGAAAGACGACAATTTCGCGCTCGTTTGGTTTTATGAATGCGACAGGCCAGTGGTGTGGCCGGTCAATTGTCTTGAAGTGGTCAATATTCCAGCCGCCGCAGAATGACGGTGTGCGCCTATGGGCATTTTGCAGTCATGGGCGCGTTTGCTTGGCGGCGAGGTTCGAGGCGATGCGGTTGTCTGTCCTGGTCCTGGGCATAGCCCTAAAGACCGATCTCTTTCCGTAAAAGTCGGAAAAGACGGCGAGCCGATTTGCTTTTCACATTGTGGCGACGATCCCTTCGTGTGCAAGGACTTTGCGCGGTCCTTGCTCGGTTTTCCGAAGTTTGGATCATCCAATAGCAAAGCTATCGCCACAGGGAAGGCCGCTGAGAGGGGTTCAGCGAGTCCCGCGCTACCTACGTCACCCCGCAAAATATACGAGTTCCGCGACCCAGCTACCGGCGCCGTTCGATACCGCAAGGAGCGCATCGAGTCTCATGACGGCAGCAAGTCGTTTGCCTTTAAGCCGGCGGGCCGAAATGGTAGCGAACCTCTGCTTTATGGCGGCGAGCGGTTGGCCGATATGTCCGAAGGACAGCCGGTCTTTGTGGTCGAGGGCGAGAAGAAGGTCGATAGGCTTTTCGAGCTTGGATCGATCGCCGTGTCTCTGGACAACGGGGCGTCGTCAAAATGGCTCACGTCTCACGCAGATGCTCTGCGCGGTCTGAATATCGTGTTGTGGCCGGACAGCGACGACCCCGGCGAGAAATACGTCGCCGCTGCCGCCGCGTGCATCAAGGACGTGGCCGCGAGCATCAAGATCGTGCGGCCGTTTGGATTGCCAAACGGTGTCAAAGGCCGTGATGTATGCGATTGGTCCGGTGATCTCAGTGCTCTCATAGCCAGTGCAGAAACCTACTCCACCGATCTGCAAATCACGGTTTTCAAAAATGGAGACGATCTCTTTATGGAGACGATCGAGTGGCTTTGGCTGCATTGGATTGCGAAAGGTAAGCTGCATTTGATCGCTGGGGCTCCGGAGGCGGGAAAGACAACTCTGGCTCTTATGTTCGCCGCAACGATCTCGGCCGGCGAGAGATGGCCTGATGGTAGAAAGGCGCCGGTCGGCAATGTCGTGATGTGGACGAGTGAAGACAACCTTGCCGACACTATAAAGCCTCGCCTCGTTCGCATGGGAGCAGACCTGACTCGGATAAAGTTCATCGTTGGTCAACGCGATGCTGATGGAAAGACGCGCCCGTTCAATCCGTCGATTGACATGGCATCTTTGGCTGAGTCGGTTGCCCGCCTCAACGGCGGTGTACAGCTTTTGATCATTGATCCGATCGTTGCGGCAATCGGAAGTAAGACGAATTCTCACAACAACGCCGAGACGCGGAACTCACTACAGCCTGTCGTTGATTTTGCCGAGACGGCTTCGTGCGCCGTGCTTGGTATAAGCCACTTCACGAAAGGAACTGGTGGCAAGGACCCGGTTGAGAGGATCACGGGATCGCTGGCGTTTGGTGCATTGCCTCGCATCGTGTTTGCTGCCTCTAAATCGGATGAAGGGAACAACCAGCGCATCTTTGTTCGAGCAAAGAGCAACATTGGACCTAGCGGAGGCGGGTTTGGATATGAGCTTGAGGCGGCGACACTGATGGAAAGACCCGATATCATCGCGACGCGCGTTGTTTGGGGAGAGCCGCTAGAAGGGACCGCGAAGGAGCTTCTGGACGATGCCGAGCCTCAAACGGAAAGTAGAGGCTCCCGTAAAAGGGATGCTGAGCTTTTTCTTACGGCGATCCTTCAAGGCGGGCAAAAAAAGTTTCAAGCCATGATCCTCGAAGAGGCTAGGGCTAACGGAATTTCGGAAGAAACTCTCAAGAGAGCCAAGAAGTCCTTAGGTGTGAAATCAAGCCAAGCTCAAGGGAAATGGCTGTGGAGCTTATGCTAATCGATTTGACCCCCTGAGAGGGGTCAGAGGGTCATACCCCCCCCTTACTTTTCGTGACCCCCTGACCCCCTTCTTTAGAATCATATAGTTATATATATATCAGAGGGTCATGGGTTTTGACCAGGTGGTCAGGGGGTCACCAGGTCATGGCCGGGAAGTTGACCCCCTGACTATTATTAACTATTGGTAATGTAGCTTAAGCTTTTGTGGAACTATTGACGAAAAATCCCAGTAGTGCTGTGGTGTTTGGATGAACGAAAATTTGAATTTCGAGCGGTCCCCGACAGGCCAGTTTTTATTGGGCCATACTAATGTTGGTGGCCGGCCTAAAGGTTCACGGCCAAAACTTGCTGCGCTGTTTTGGGATGATCTCTATGACGTTTGGAAAACCAAAGGCAAAAAAGTTCTTGAGCGCATGATCATTGAAGACCCCGTATCGTTTGCAAAGATTGCTGCGCTGCTCGTTTCAAAATGCGAAGACTCTCGCGTTGATGATTCACGGCAAGCAGAATTGCTGCAGGTGATCGAGGAACGCAGACAAGCGGCGGCTTTGAGAATCGCACAAATGAGGTCGAGTGAATGACTGGAGCATTTTGTGTTATGGTTTTAGTAGTGGCGCCGATAGCCGTCATCGCGGTCACCATCATGGTGCTCGTCAACTGGGCTTATGATCGTTGGGGGTTTTGATGCCTGGGCCAAAGCGCTCTCCAAACATTGGGTTTCCAATTCGGGTGTTTGTCGATATTCCGAGTGCAGACACGCTCGACGCATTCACGGCTCTGATCAACGATGTGAACCTATACCTGCAACAATTTGCAGGTGGGCTGCAGCCAAACGTTTCGACGGTAGCCGCATTACCGGCGAGCGCTCCGGAAGGAGCAACATGGTATGCGAGCAATGGACGCAAGATTGGTGAAGGGCCGGGTTCAGGAACTGGAGTCGAGGTCTATTGGTCACTTGCATCATGGCGGGTGAAGAGCACGGACGCGCCGGTGTTGGCATGAAAAGCATCGATGATTATTGCGAAGAGCGAAGAGACATTTTGCTCGCGTGTGGCGACACGGATGAGTGCTGGAAAATGCTTGGTGTTGCGAATCGCCATATAGAGCGCGCGATAAATGGAACTCTACCTCTTGTGCAGGGGGTTAGGGATGAAATCGAAGCTTGCTTTGATCGAACGTTAAGGGCACACGATAAGAGATGGCTGTAAGTCGGTCTGATTTAGTTAGAAATTTGTTTAACGATCCGGTTGAAGCTCACTTCGCGATATTTCCAAAACGACACGCGTTCGCCTCTCCGTCATTCCATGAAAAGATGATCTCTCTTTATTGGGGCGATGATCCAAAGGTTGCCATACTTTCGTTTCGTGGCTCCGCAAAATCGACGTTGGGTGAAGAGTGCATTGCACTCAAGGCTCTCATTCACGATTTTGATTATGCCGTAATCGTTTGCGCGACGGTCGATCGTGCTGCGCAACGACTCGGGTCGATTAGGAAAGAGATTGAGACCAACGAAGACATCGAGCTAGTGTTTGGAAATATGGTGGGTAAGGTATGGCAGGAGACGAGGCTCGTGCTATCGAACGGCGTCTGCATCGATGCAGTCGGGGCCGGGCAAAATACTCGCGGTATGAAGTATCTCTCGGCCCGCCCGAGTTTCGCTTTAATAGACGACATCGAAGAAAACACGGCTCAAAACGACAACGTATCGACTCCCGAAAAGCGTGACGTGTTGAGAGCTTGGTTTCGAGGAACGTTTCTCCCGGCTCTTGCACAGCCATCACCGATCGTTAGACTGTGCGGGACCATGCTGCACGAAGAAAGCCTGATTGGCCGGTATTCGAAAGCAGACGGATGGACGAGCCTGACGGTGCCGGTCGAGCACAAGGGGATCGATGGGGAACGTGTTGCGTCATGGCCTGCATTGTTTCCAATTTCATGGATCGACAAGGAGCGAGAGCATTATGTCGATGACGGACAAGCCGAGACGTTCGAACAGGAATATATGTGTCGTGCGACGGCACCGGAGACGCGATCTTTTCGGGAGGGCATGTTTTGCTTTGAACCTAAGATTAGGACATGGGAACCAGTTTATGTTATTTACGATCCGGCGCGCACGGTTGGCCCGCAAAGTTGCGCCACGGGGAAAGTGGTCGCTTCGTGGCTCGGTGAACGCCTTCTTGTTTGGGAGGCGACGCAAGCTTTTTGGCAACCTGATGAGCTGATCGATGATATTTTTGATAGTGACGACAGGTGGAATCCGCTCAATATCGGAGTCGAGGTCACGGGGCTCAATCAGTTTGTCGAGCAGCCTCTTAGAGTTGAGCAAGCTAAACGTGGACATCCGTTGCCGCTTATCTCGATCAACCCGCCACGAGGGCCTGGTAAGGAAAAGTTTTTGCTTCGCCTTCAACCCTTTTTTGCTAGCAGGAGTGTCGTGTTTTGCGGCGAACGAAAACAATTTAAAAAACTCATAGACGAGCTTCTTGGATTCCCGTATGGGCTCAATGACACGATCAATGCGTTGGCTTACATGTTAGAGATCAAACCTGGAGAGCCGGTCTATGCGAGATTTCGGAACGATCACGTTTTTGAGCATTTCCAGCCGTCACGTCGAGGAAGCTTTTATCTTCTGCTCAATAGCGATGGTCTGTGGTCTTGCAGTGTTCTTATTGAAACGATCGACGAAGGGGTGAGGGTGATTGCCGATTGGTGTGAGAGAGGCGGGCTTGCCGAAGTCGTGCCGGCGTCGATCCGTTCCGCAAGGGCTCGCGCCGGGAGAGAGCTGATAGCCTACTGCCCTCCAGTCCATTTCAAGCCATATGACCCTATCGGGCTCCGTCCGGCCGCCCAGTCAGCCTCCCAGGCCGTTTTGCAGGGAGGCGATCTTACATCCGGACAATCCGAGATCAGGCGCTTGTTACAGTTCAAGCTTGGCGACGCTCCGCTGTTTCAGGTCTCCAGGGAGGCGTCATGGACCTTGAGGGCTATGTCAGGGGGGTATGCGAGAAAAGCGGGCGAGACGGCGGCTATGGCCGGACCTTACAGAGTTGTAGGGGAAGCCTTGGAGAGTTTCGCGGCGATCTTGGCAGGCTTGACGATTGATGAAGACAAGCTATTATATTCTTTGACAAAAGAGGGGCGAAAGTATCATAGCTCCGTTCCAGTTAGACAATAGGAATTAAATTTATGACCGACGATCCGCAGACCGCGAAAGAGATTGATCCAAATACCGGCACAGGAACAACTGTCGCTACCACCAACGCGCCCATTATGAGTGACGCTCTTAAGGCGAAAGCCGAGAAGGCTGCGGCTGACAAATCCGCCGCTGACAAGATTCTTGCCGACCAGGAGCACGGGGCCAAAGTCCTTGGCGACATGGAAGCCGGGATCAGGGATCGCCTCGTGAAAATGAGCGAAGAGTTTGGCGGTGAGTATGCCAAGCTGCACGCTGCTTACATCGACATGCCGGACGAGGTGAAGGCGCACACGATGTACAAGCCTCTTGGCGATCGTATCTCGACCGTCGAGGCTCTCGTGAACACGTTATGGCATACGGCTGCATCGTTCCCGGCGCCGCCGGCTGCCTTATGACGCCGCTCGAATTTGACGAAACGTTCGTTGCTCTCTCATGGGAGTGGACGATGGATGCAGAAGGTGAATCGAAGTGAACATCAACATCATTCAGGCCATGGATGGAGTGGCCCGCGCGGCGGCTGCTCTCAAGGACACAAACACGGTGTCTCTTTTGCAAGAAGCTATTTGCATGATTCAGAAAGCCGGGACCGCCTATGACGCAGCGGCGATCAGCGCGAACCCGTTTCTGAATCCGAACATCACTCCGTACAGCGGGCAGATATTCGACGCCAACGCGAAGGTTGCCGCTCT